AATATCATCCTTTTCAGATGCAACAGCCTTTAGGCACCATTCCTTGAGCTTTTTCTTTGAAAGTAAACCAAACCGTTTCTCTTCCTTATCAGACGTGCGCGACTCTGGAGTATCGATACCCAAAAGTCGGACGCGTTGTTTGGTGCATACATCAAACCCAAGATCGATATTGACATCGATCGTGTCACCATCTACAACTTTAGCTAGAGACGAAACGCGGTAAATGAATGTACAAGGTTCAACGCTATATGTAGACATCTTATATCAATGTATATATACACATCTTTAAACCTTTATATCAAACTCCGTCGGATAAATTCCAACGTCGGACCACCGTCGTAAACATTCACAATTCCCGATGAAATCATCTTATCATTCACGGAAAGTGTGTCACTTTTACGTCTATATACCGTCACGAGAGTGCGTCCATATTTGTCATTTTTACCACAATTTATCCAAATCCATCCATTTACCTTATTCACACACATGAAAGGGTTCCATTGCTTATAATGTGCACGATCGTCGAACCCACACTCCTCTTTAAACATGTCTCGTGCTAGCTTTGCCATGTATATGTGGTCAGTTCTCTTAGTTGTCGATAATCTAGGTTTCATTTCGGATGAGTCGTAACCAAGTGTGCGGAATTTAAATTTCAGGGCACGTCCATGCTTCTTGACGACAGCGTTAAACGTGTCTCCATCGTATACACTCGTAATTTTAGCGTACCCTTCATATCCATTCAAACTAAAAACAGGTTTCGAGTCATCGACACCCGACAACAACCGTTTTGTGAAACACGACAGCATATATTATTAAAGAGAATAATGTCTTTATACAATATACAATGATGCTATGTCTTTTTAGTACACCACAGGAGTATTATAAACATAGATTGTCGAAAACTCGTGAAAACGTTCTCAACCATATCTATAAAACCACACCCGAGACGAAAACGCCAAAAAAACACGATAATTTGAGACTTCGTCTACGCTTCAAAGAAGCTATACAAGAAGCACAAGAAATTTTTTATGTAGATAAAACGTCTAATGCGTGTCATGTTGCATGGGGAGAAGTGGACGAACTTGAAGATTCTATACTACGTCTATATCCCGATAGATGGTGATATTCGGTGGTTCATCATCATACGCATAATACTTACATACATCAACTACTCTGTACTATATACAAATGTTATTTTTAAGTACCGCGTCGTTTTTTGGGGTTTTTAACTGTCGATCCCATTGTCATCGTAAGTTTTGGTGGTGTTTGTTTATTATTTTTAGTTATACTTTTACCAGTCACGGTTGCGAATAAGATTGGGTTATTTAGAAAAGCTGTACGACCAGCTATATTAAGATTTCCACCTCCAAATGATCGTATATTCAGGGTTTCGTTTAACAGCCCAGGAATCGCTTCTGCGAAGTCTAAGTGAAATGTTGTACAGACACCCCGCGTGTTATTCGCTTGTAAATTGGGGCCATTGTAATATTTTGCAGTGGTGTTATCGAATATATTCCCGAAAAACTTTTTCATGTTTGGTAATATTCGGTTTCGGAATATACTCCCATAACCGTTCCTTTCCATAGCACGATTTCCATGTGGATCAAATACCCATATGCGCGGTTTTGGCCTACCCGTATCCAGTAAGACGTTCAATGCATGCCCCAAATTTGGGTTATCGCGCTTAGTGATACTAATTAGAAAATAATGAATACTTCCCGCTGACGCGTTGAGTCTAGGAATATTTGTTCCATTATTCGTAAATTCTATGGGGGGTCTTTTGTTTAATAACTGCTCAGACGTATTTGCGACAATTCCATGATTTAGACTGTCACTGTATTCTAAAAACTTTACATTAATTCGCTTTCCATTATGACGAACGTTTGCTAAACGGGTTCTCATTTCATCGAGGTACCTAATGTACCCTGGTATCGTACATGCCATGCCCATTCCAATTGGCAGAGCCGGTAATTTCCGTGCAACCTTGGAACTTTTGACCGTTTTCGAAGGGCCTGGACTAAAGTTTATATTCGTTTGTTTATTACTAGTCTTACGCTTACCTGTCACCTGTGACATCTTAAATTATACATAGAATTTAATTTGTTTTCGTGATTTTTATTGGTGTTGATCGCCCCTTTATAGATTTGGGATCAACCTTATTGCCATTTTGTTTAGGATTGAACATCTTTTTATGCGCCATCCAATATTCTGGTGCACCAACTTTGAAATTTTTATGCATTTTCGCCTTATACCAAAACACACAATCTTCTATTTTATTTGATTTTGAAGTATTATCCAATACTATACATTCATAATTTTCTGTACAAGCGTCCATTACCTTATTGAACATGTCGAACGTTGGAAAAATGCCAAAAAATGATTTGTACAACTTTTCACGATTTTGAATAATATTTTCACGTAGTATAAACACGTAATCTACATTAGCACGTAATGCAGGTGGTAAGTCCATGCAGTACTGCATCGTTAACATAAAAAATATTTTCCAGTGACGACCGTTCATGAAGCATTGCCTTATACATGTATCACGCATAAACTTATTATCATACATGCAATCATCTAGTAATAAGAACGCACCAGAGTTCTTTTTACCTGCACCTACCAATCTTCGCTGACGATCCATAACTCGTTCTATAGCATCTCTATCATAATCTCCGTAAATGAACAGGTCTGGTACGTACTGTTGATAATAGTGATTACCTTCCTCTGTAGCGGATAAAACTATACCAGCTGGTAAGTGTTTTTTGTGCCACAGAATATCAGTAACTAGTGTAGATTTACCCGTGTTACGTTTCCCTATAAAAACACAGACCTTATCGTCTGCAATTTTACCTGGGTTGAATTTTCGTAATCGTAAATCCATCTATAATAGTGCCCCGTTTTAATTCGTAAAATTTTACTCACATCTATTAAGAATGGCAGGTCGCATACAACTTGCTACCACCGGTATTCAGGACCAGTGGTTAACGGGTGATCCACAATTTTCATATTTTGTCACTATATTTAAAAGACATACAAGGTTCTCCACTGAAGCAGTGGAAATACCATTCAGTGGTGACATAGGACTTGGAAAATCCATACAATGTAGAATACCCAATAACATAGGGGATTTACTTAGGAGTGTTATACTTAAAGTGACCTTAGGCAATCTCACCGCGAATGATACGTCTGGCAGTACGGATCAATACTATTTATACAATCCTTCCCTGGGTAAAGATATAATAAAGCACGCTGACCTATTGATAGGAGGGCAACTCATAGAGCGTATAACAGGGGATTACATAAATATGTACGATCAAATTTATAGTAATAAAGACGACGTGGAACAAACTCTCTATTTCTTGAATGGTCATGGTAATCACCTGACTGTTTCAGATACTTATAACACGTTTTATGTGAATTTACCATTTTACTTTTTTAGAAACCCAAGTTTGGCTATCCCTGTATGTGCTATCACTAAACAACTCGTGGAAGTTCGTTTAACTTTTAAAAATGTGGATGACGACATAACATTCAACTATAGTATTCCTACAGACGGAACTGTTAGACGAGAAAAAACCACAGAAGGTTCTATCGTAAACGCTTCACTTATCACGGACTATTACTTCATAACCGATGACGAAAAAAATTATCTAAGTACTCGTCCAATGGAATATGTGATCACTCAGTTGCAAAAGTCTACAATATCTTTCAAGCCAGCGGATATGAGCAAATCAGCTTTACTAAAGTTTAAAAACCCTGTTAAGGAATTATTCTTTATCGCAAAAGAAACTACATCCCCAATAAGTGGACAGGTTTACGATTTATTACTCGACACGAATTCAGAGGATCAATCATTTTCAAGTATCGTAATCGGAAATGGTACAAAATACAAACGTTCTGATCATAGAGCTATAAAACGTATAAAATTTACATGTAACGGTTCGACAGTATTTAATAAAACGGGTACAGAATTAGCATACCATCAATCACTTAAATTTCATACAGGGTGTCCAGACCCCGCTTACGAGTTTTATATGTATTCCTTTTCGCTGAAACCGGAAAAATATTACCCAACTGGACAACTGAATATGAGTCGGATTTCTCATAAACATATCAACATAGAGCTCGAAGACATTTCTTCAACTCGTGATATAAATGTAGATGTTTACGCATTAAACTACAATGTTTTAAGAGTGCAGAGTGGATTAGCGGGTTTAAAATTTTAGAGTGTAATATTAGAAATGGCTGGACGTGTTCAGCTTGCCACAACGGGTACTCAGGATATGTTTTTTACCGACAATCCTGAATATACACACTTTATAAAGAATTTCAGGAAGCATACGAATTTTGCTATGTATGACAGGGAACAAGAACTACATGGGGATGTTAAATATGGAAATACTTTGAAATGTACAATACCAGCCGATTCTGGCCATTTACTGCAATCGGTTCGTGTACACGTAGATTTATCCGCATTAGAGCAGAATGGTACACATTACAAATACGTAGAGTCTATTGGTCATGCTATAATAGAACATGTAGATTTAATCATTGGAGGACAGTTGATACAGCGAATACCAAGAGACTGGCTACACATACATAGTGAACATTACATCACACAGTCAAAACAAACAAATTTATCGAAACTGGTAGGTAAGAATCCAGGTGAAAATAGCGGAGATACTGTATCTGGTACTATTGATGGGTATTTGGGTAATGCCACGGCTTCGAGAACGTATATAGTTGATATTCCGTTTTATTTTCATAACAATCCGGAACTGTCTATACCCTTACGAGCTTTTACCAAACATGAATGTGAAATAGAAATTCAGTTAAGTAACAAAGAATTATGTATACACGATTACGTAAATATTACAAACAGACTGTACGACCCTAATGAAACCGTATATACTGTTTCAGCGGGTTCGCGGTATAAAATTTCTGGTTCCAATGAAACCAATCCTTCGCGATTCTTATCGGGTGCAGGGGGTCCAATCGAAGTACCAACTTTGACATTAATACGTGGAAATACATACACATTTAATCAACGCGACGCAAGTAATGAAACGCATCCATTATTCATATCTACCACCAGTGACGGGACCCACACAGGGGGGGGTGTTGCATATCCGGTATCCCATTTTACGATACCGAGTCCATACGAACCTGGTACGGTAGCAAACGATTCATTCGTATTTACAGTTCCCCTCGACGCACCTGATACATTGTATTATTATTGTCAAAAACATAATGGCATGGGTGGTGAAATAAATGTACGTAATCAAACATTTGATAGTAAAAAAGCCGTTATCAACTCTGTAGAACTTTATACGGGTATGGTGCATGTTGATCGCACGGAACAAATAAAACTGGAAACGTTAAAACGTGATTACATTATTACGCAAGTGCAACAAAATAGATTTAGAATACCAGTTTCATCGGGTGATGGAAATGATACATTGAAGTTCAGAATGAATTTTTCAAATCCAGTTAAGGAATTATATTTCGTTATCGCTAGGGTAAATAATAATAAGGTTATCCATAGTGTATTTAATTACGATCATCCATCTCAAATTTACCCAGTAAATGGCAAATATATCAATTACGAAAACTTGGTAGATTTAGAGCTTAATTTAGATAAGGAAGTTATATTAGATAAAGTTACCGGTAATTTAATAAATTTGCGTGCAGTTCAAAGTGGTATTCATCATTCCAGAACACAGTTGTTTAGACGCTTTTACTCATACAGTTTCGCCCTTGAACCAGAACGTTGGTATCCAACTGGTCAAAGAAATTTTAGTACTATCAAAGATCAACACGTGACATTAACCCTTAACAATAACACCAGTGATATAAGAGAACTTAGAGTTTACGCACTTAGTAATAATATATTACGCATCCAGAATGGAGCCGGACGACTTATCTTCCCAAATGGCCCAATCGGCGATTAATATTATTACACCAGTATTGGAAAGTGCTGTGGTGTTGTCGGGTCACTACGCTAGGGCCTGTGGACGTGACACGATTCTCGTGAAGGATATGGAGTATTGTATGAAATACTGTGCCATGCATACTGTAGGTCAGCAGATAGGGACATATTACCCCGAGTTGTATAATGAGGACGATTCAGGGGATGAGAATGATATCGTGATAGACGATGACGTTGATGAATCTATATTTGAACCCTATTCAGGGGATGATGAAAGGTTCTTGAAAATAAATGACGCATATGACGCATGGGATGGGTGGAAACCGACTAATCCGTCAGAAGCGATGATAAAAAATGCAGTTGATAGTAATGGAAACATGTCCCACTCCTGAAGGTTGGACAGATTCTAATTATAAAACGTTTAGATGTAGTGACGATACAGATTCGGTTCCTGACTCCGACACTGTCTCTGGGTCGGATACTGAATCAGAACACGGCGAGGATATTGTAAATATCAGGGGATATAAAAAGGAGGTTTATAAAAAAATATTAACCGAGGAAGAATTGTTACCAGAATAAAAAAATATACGTATAATATAAAAATGTCCGCCGAAGCCGCTACCGATACTCTTATGGCGATCTCCCGTGAACTCGAAACACAATCCCTCAATTCAGTCGTCGCCGGGTTTTCCTTCGCGGCCGCTCTTTCGTGGATGGATCTCGTCAGGTGGACTATTCATCAGGTCGTTAAGGTTCAGAAGAATGGTGGTATGAACTATGCGCTTACCGCACTTTTCACCACCCTCCTTTCCGTGATTGTCTACATGATTATCTCCCGTTTGTCTCAACGCGTCAAGAAGCCTCAGGCTCCCGTCTACGCCGTTACTCGATAAGCTTTTTTGGTTTCGTCATAACGATGAACATAATACCAGTTAATACTATAAGGAATATGTATATAAACGCATCCCACTTATTCAGATCACTAAAATCGGGAATCTGAATATTTGGTGGAAGAGTGTATTTTTCAACTCTATCCGCCTTTATTTCTTCTTTAAACGGCACCCTTGATAATTTATCAGTCGTACACTCAATAGATAATTTAATTACATGGTTAGCATTTCGGAAATCATACGGAATTAGTCGATTGTTACTACTATAGAAAAACTGAACTTGTAATTTTGAAATATTTTGTGAACCCGAGTCGAAATTGTGTACTACAGCATCATCACTTCCAGAATAATTGATAACATCACCACACATTAACATTTTACCAGTGTAAAATGGTGTATCGGAATATACGGTTTTATTTAATTCGTCAGCACCGTTGCTTATTTTGATGACAAGTGCATCGGGACCTTGTAAATTCAGACTACCCGTAATCAAAAGATCGTTAACACCTCCAGTTAAGGGTGTATTAGATCTCACATTACTCGCAGGTAATCCAATAATATCATGTGGGGTTGTATATCCCTGAGTAGCCGTATTAGAGAGATACCCATTTACACCATCATAAAATTTGAATGAAAAATCATAAGCTCCACCGGCAGGTGATGATAAGGATGATATAGTTATTTCATTCTTGTCCTTATTATATGTAAATTGTATATTATCATATAGATAATTACCACCTAGAGCACTATTAACCTTTGTCTGTAGCTCAGTAGCTAGCGTTTTTCCATTGTAGTTGCCAGGTGTTAACGTGACGCGTACAACCGTTTCCGGTGTAGTATGAACAACAAAATCAAATATATTATTCCTTTCATTAATTAAAAATTGACTCGCGTGTATTCTAGCTGATGCAATTGATATCTTTTTGACATCATAAATTGGATTTGTCAATTCGACGACATAATCGCCTGGATTCGGGTATAAAATTGGATCGCGTTCGCTACTATCTATGTCTAACGTGTATACGCTCATTAAAATATAGGGATAATATTTTAATGGGTGTTATTACTCAATAGTTTGAATTACATCATTTGCTGAGCTATGGGATTGTTTTGAATTTGTCTTTTAGCTATGGATAAACTATCATCAGATGCATTAGGGTTTAAGTTACCCTTGTATGCGTTAAATTTATAATACATATTGTTGGTATACTGTTGCGTCCACCCTCCACTCATGGGTCCGGTTCGTCCATCTACGCGTGTAGTATCAGCGCGCATCACTGTAGGCATACCACCTTGATTGAGTGCACCGGCACGAACGTTCATACGACCCGCGTTACCAGTCCTGTTCGCCTTACCACGACGATCATCGGGTCGGAAACCATATTTATTGAGTGTCTCTACTGAGTGGGGACCGGAAGACCCTATTTGAACACCGGGTGAAGAAAGGTAACCGTGTGCGTACGAACTTACGTTAGGGGCGACTTGGTTATTAAACCTGTACTGTTCTTCATTACCATCTTTCTTATTCCGTGTAGGATCTTGTGATAGCGTCATACCTGACACGATACGCTTCGCACCCGCGAACCCGAGACCGTCATCACGCGACCCTGTCTGAGATCGATTCGTTAATCGTTTTCCGTTCACATGCTCACCACGAACAACGTGTCCATCAAAACCTTGAGATCGCCCGCCAACAACTGGACGACGTTCGGGAAGAAACGCAGTCTTTTCTGGGCGATTGTTTCCAATTTCTCCCATATTGCCACGTCTTCCACCGAACACGTCATGCGCGGGTCCACTTCTACCAGGTAATGTTGTGAGGCGATACGAACCAATATTTTCAGGGTTTACGCGTACCATTTGCTGGAAACCGCCTGTTGCGGGAACATCTGGACCAACAGCAATACCTGGGCCTACAAGTTGTTTTTCGATTGGAGAAAGGTTATTCATCCGACCATTATCAAACATACGATTGCGCATTTCTAATACTTCACCACCACTTGAGCGTATTTGAGGTACAATATCTGAAAAATTACTACGTTCCATTTTAGGTTCTGGGAGGTTGTCAATACCTGTTGATACAGGTGAAAAGATGTTTGGTACTTCATGTTGATATGATCGAGGAACTTCAACCTCTTTCTGAACATTAGTATACTTTTCGGGTTTGGGATCGCTCAATTTCTTTCCTATAAAGGCTAGTCCGGCAATAGCTAAAATTGAAACGGGGTCTGCCATTCTTACAAGTTATAAATATTTTTTATTGAGGAGAGTATCTCGTCATGAACATTTGATTTTGAATATCGGCGCGTGTACTTCCAGGGTCGTATGTCATTGTCTGTAGGGGGAGTTTACATGAAACATCTTGAAGGGGAAATAGGTTTTGTTCATAAGTTTGCGTAACAATCTTATTAAATCGTGATGTAGACTGTGGTCGAAGCTGATCGCTCGTCTCTATATAATGTGCGGGTGCCCCCTTGCCAGCCATATAAGGTGCGGTCCCGTAAAGCATCGTGTTTGGACGGCTAGAACCATAGTTTAATGTGCTGGGCTGAGGATAGTTAAATACTTCTTCAGTCGCACACACGAGAGGTCGTGCGGGATTTTCGACCAAATTTAAACCAGGTTGAAGCTGATACGCCATTTATTATTACACAAGAATATTATCTATCTAAGATGAACCATTTCCACCACCCATTAAACCGCTCCTTTTATCGCCATTGGGTTGCAATCCTCCAAAAGCTTCGAGTTGAACACCGCGTGCATTTGGATCACATAATTGAGAATTAGTTCTACAAATGTCACCACCCTTTTTACCATATAACGATTCTGCGAAAGCGGTCTGATCACCTGGGATAGATGTCACAGGTCCTGAAACAAACTGCCTGGAATACGCATTACGTTGATACTCTGGCATAGGGGATCTGGATTTTTGGGCTCCGTATGGAATACTTCCCGCGAGCATTAAATTCACTTCATCTCGGACTGAATTATAATTACATGCCGATGGACGATCTGGTCGCCCGTCATAATCACTTAGCAATACATTGGCCATAGGATTATCCTGTGTAGGCAATTGACACGCGGTTGTATAATCCTCTTCAACAGGCATTGATGTCACTGAACCACCTTTTACCATATTAGATATCTCCATTACATAAAGAACCGATAAGCAAGTGGTTCCTAATATCAATACACGAACGTCGCGACGAATTAGGTATAGAATACATGTCGCGTAAATTATAAATCGAGCAGTAGCGTTAATTCTTCCTGCTGCTGTATGTTTTTGAGTTGGCCAAAATTCCGTGACTTTATCAGCCCTGATTATTTGTTTGGGATCATCAAACAGAGACGCCATTATATTTTATACACTTTTTATTTTTTCAACATACCGCCAAGTAATCCTTGCATAGACTTCATGAGTTTCTCTTCGTCAAAACCACCATCACCATCACCATCGTTTTGAAGCTTATCTGCACATTGCTTAGCGACAGCCTCGATCATGCTGAGTGTATCCGCAGGGATTGAAGTAATAGTTATACCTAGCATATAGAGTGTTTGGATGTATTGCCAAATTGCACCCCGTGTACCTTCTGACGCTTTTGGCCAACAATGTTGGAGATTGATATCTTTTAAAAAGTCGATATCATTTGCATTTTCTAAGAAAAATGAGTCGTCACAGTTATTAATTTTTTCTACATGGGGTCCAACATTCGCCATAAAACCGTCTACAATCAGTTTTCCATTTGCAGTTCTCATAAGTTCGAAAGCTGCCATGTATTTTTTCAATCCTTTTTCTTCTGGAAAAGCTGTGTGCAATTCCGTAAGAAATTGTCCCATCATGTCGTTAAAAGCGGTGATGGAGGTCATTATATATATTATATGAGATTAATCTTTAAGTCAATCAAAAGGGTTCAGTTGATATAGATTCACGCTTACCAATTCCATTTGAAATTATAAAGTAAACCAAAATACCAACTAAAGCAGCTGGTTTTGCATACGCGCTAGTCGTAAGTGTACCTTCATCATTAAGTCGAGCTTTTGCGTGGATATACAAACCTGTAATCCCCGCTGCTACGAGTGCGGCCGTTGCGGGTTCTCGGAGGTAGTCGTCCATATTTAATAACCAAGTTTTTTAGTTCGGGTATCAGTTGCATCTGAAAATAAGTCTTCAGGCTCATCCTGGTGTTGAACTGACGGCTGTTCTGGCCTGGACCGAATAGTCCTAAACTCATTTTGAAATGGAGCTGTAGGTGGTTCATCGGGATATTGTTGCATTTCTGGATTTACTTCACCTTCATCTCTAGGCGGTTCTTCCATCATTTCATCTAATGGGGGTGCATCACCCGGTTCCCCCCCTGGCCCTGTCATGTCACCAATATGATCTTCTCTCATAGGTTCTTGAGTTGCTTCATCGTCGTATTCGTCGATGTCATCGTTCTGTAAGTCTGCATCTTCCCCATTTACAAATTCGTCGGTTCCAGCTGACATGTATGTTTGTAAAATCTGCTGAACTGGTATAAGCTCCTTTACAGTCATCTCTACACAAATTGTAAAACGATCGTATAATTTATCATTGCGAGCGTGCTCGGATTGCGTTTCGCTGAAGATGTAAGGATCCTTATATAATTCCTTAGCTGCATTTTTATAACATGTATGAATAAAGACTTCATTGGTTGGCAATTTGACTGACATCTTTTTAGAATCTTTGCTCAAACGAACGGCTGATAAAATTTTAACTGAGCTTACAAAAACGGCCGCGACTAAATCCCTGAACCAAGCGCATCTATCGGCGATGTTATCCGTGTGTTGCTTCGCCATTGTATCATTCCATTCGGGCACATCCTTCAATAATTTCTGGAACATGATGAGAACTTTACGCCCTTTAGAGAGGTTATGCGCTTCTTGGTGCATCGCGTCAAAAACGTCAATCATCACTGGACATATAAGAATTGAAAGTTGTTCCATATACTCACGTTTAGCTTCAACTAAAACGTTCAAGTTTTCCATTTATGATTATAGTAACTTTTTTTATCAGGCGTTTTGCGCATTTCGCCTGTACTGATTTGCAACTTTTTTTAGATTAACGAGAGTTGGAAAATCTTCCATAGATTCGCATACGGGTGATTCACTGTTTATTTTTTTAACTTTCCATGTTATACTGAGCTCATATTCACCGAGTACTATAACATCAAAACCCGCTATTTCCAATTGTCGTTTCAAATATGAAATAGATTTCATCCTGTCAAATGTTGGATACCCCACTACGAAGGATGGAACTTGTGTTATAACTTTTTTGCGCCCGGTTTCTACTGCTCGTCGTATCTTTCTTGTAATTTGTTTGTAAAGCTCTTTATATGTTTCTTTCTTCATACGATTTCTTTTATTGACAATTTGTGAAATTTCTTCCACGTTTATCATTATTATTAGCTAGCCTATTTTTTTATTACTTCTAACTCGCTTTCCCTGATATCGTCATAGTGTACAAACTCTGAACCACTAATATCACTTTCAAACGGTGTGGTGTTTGAAGGTTGTTTAATATCAAGTTGTTGTGAATGTACCCCTAACACGCGCGCATTTCCAGAAACATACATGATATCAGACGTTACAGAAAATCCAAATGCGAATCCACTTGGTTTTACACACATATATACACATCGATACAGTGAATGATTTTTAGTTTTGTGCTTGTATTGTTTGATATCAGTAGTTTCTATGATATAATTATGAATACCCGTCTGATCATAAACGTATTTATTAGTCAATAGCACGAATTGCTCTGTTAAATCGTTATTAATCTCTATCTTTTCAGCTACTATATAGTCTCTCATATCAGCTCCGGGGTCATCTAGTTTAACACCGTCTATAGGTTTATAAGCGCCAGCGTAACCAAATTTTTCCGTCCTGGAATCGAACAATAGGTAAAGTAGTATTAGAACGAGTATTACGTTATACATTAATATATCTGCGAAAAAAACGTGTTAGATTTATTTGTTTTTTTTGATAAAATATAATAGATGTCTCTTCTTATTTTTAGCCCTAAATGTAAACATAGCGTCGAAGTGCTTAATTTTATTAAAAAACACAAACAGTTACAGCAAATCGTTCAATATCACAATGTCACTATAAATGGAATTCCTCCAGAATTTCAGGCAAAGATAACACGTGTGCCAACCATGCTTACTAAGAATGGTAAAATCCTCGTCGGAAAGGAAATTCAAAATTGGTTAGAGTCGTTATTACCAGTTCAAGAATTGGAGACGTGTGGCTTCGGCGGAATTACATCATCAACACTAGATGGCGAACCCACAGGGGAGATGTTCGGACTTGATGACTATGGAAGATCCCTTCAACCTGCAATGACACCAGAACTAGAAGAAAAAATTAGTCGGAAGGTTGATGATGAGCCGTATAGTGATATAAAGAATTAATTCCCGAATAAACGAGTATGAAACTTGTTACTGTACAAGCGGCCGCAATCAAGTCTACGTTTGAAGTACTTAAAGATATTTTAAATGATGTGAATATATATTTTAAACCGGATGGAATGTCTATAGTTACTCTCGACACTGCTAGGACATCCCTGATTGATATGCATCTACCATCTGAAAATTTCGAAGAATACGACTGCAAGGAGCCTATAGATTGTGGTGTTAACATGACAAACGTTTATAAACTTCTCAAAACGATCACGGTTAACGATGTTCTTGTTATTTCTATAGAGTCAAAAGAATACATGAACATCGAAATTCATAGCGAACATAAAAAAACGTCCACCAAATTTGCACTTAAACTTTTAGATATAAACGAAAGCCAAATCGAGGTTCCAGAAATGCAAATGACTGTAAACACACCAATCCCCTCAGTCGATTTTCAAAGAATATGTAGAGATATGTCTAATATAGGTGATGAGATAGAAATATCTCGCGGGGGGCATCTTTTGCGTTTACTGTGCAAGGGTGATTTTGCAGATCAGGAAACGGAAATTCAATGTATCGACGAATGCTCACACATGTCGGGTGTATATTCATTAAGATATATGAACATATTTACAAAGGCGACGAGTATGTGTTCTACCGTACAAATTATGCAAGAAGGACAAAATAGGTTCTTAATTTTAAAATACAATGTCGCAAACCTTGGTGAGCTTAAATTTTACCTAGCTACTAAGGTAACCGAAGATCTGTAAGATATCCAGTTGCGGTATCAACCGTCTTGATCATACCAAAGCAATTTTTAATTTTAATTTTAGGATAGGTAGTCGACAAACATAGTTCTGTAAAATAAAACATATCACTTATTTTAACTTTTTCACCGTAAAAATCTGAATGAGGTCCAGAATATCTTCTGATTTTTTCGAGTATATCTTTCACTGGTTTGTCAGAAGCATCAAGTAATTGTGCACTGGATAGAGGAATATGGAATGACATTATACTATTCTTTTTTGGTGGCCATGTGTAGCTTGGGTTGTTTGTTAGGTATTTATAGATCTTATTATTATACCAATATTTGACCCGTAATATCATTTTATCAATAGCTTCGGGAACGGGTGTTACGTCGGAATATAAGTCAGTGTTTATTGTATAATGTGAGGTGTCCACCTCGTGTGTACATGCACAATCTTCCCATAATAGAGTTTCTGCTATAAATGGTTTTGTGTGATCGAGACTATATTCGATGTATCTACTGACTATTTTAAAATCATGCCTTTTAAAAATAATTTCCATGATACGTTTAATTGTATAGATTGTGTTAATTAAAAACGAACGGACTATTTTAATCATTTATATACATGGAAGGTAATTTTTTAAGCAGATATAACAATAAAATAGATTATTGGATGAAAAGTATAGAAGATGATCCTAAAAATAAACGTATTTATGAAACTGACATGGCTAGATATATAGGAAACTGTATGCCGTATATACAACAATATATAAACGCTGATAATATTAACGAGGTGCATACAGATAATGTGTTTAAGTGTAAGGAAACTACAGGCCTTCAAAAAAAGGATATATATACAGATTATTTAATAAAAGTCGAAAAAAAAACGATAGATAGACCTATAGAGCGTATTGTGACTGATCAATGTCCAAAATGTCCAAATAGTAATGTTTTTCATTTTCGCGATACGAGTGAACTTGTATGTGATACATGTGGGATTATAATTGACGTACTCATAAGTGACGAACTCACATATAAAGAAGAACAGGAAACATCAGGGAAAATTATCAACTATTCGTACAAACGAGATAATCATTTTAACGAATGGTTGTCACAATTTCAGGCACAGGAAATGACGACTATTCCAAAAGAAGTCCTCGAAGAATTACGCAATGAGTTCAAAAAAATAAAAATTAAAGTGCTCACCGAAATTACACATGCAAAAGTCCGAGCTTTGTTAAAGAAGTTAAAATTGAATAAATATTACGAGCATGTTCCATATATAACAAACATTATAACTGGGATATCACCGCCAAAAATGCCCATAGAACTTGAAGAGCAATTACGCATGATGTTTAAAGATATTCAGAAACCATTTGACAATAATTGCCCCTCCGATCGAAAGAACTTTTTATCGTATTCATATGTGCTCTATAAATTCTGTGAATTGTTAAGTGAGGATACATATCTACAATATTTTCCATTACTTAAATCAAAGGAAAAACTTCATCAACAGGATATAATATGGAAAAAAATATGCGGAGATTTACATTGGGAATATATCAAAACCATTTAATCTAGTGTAACGCGTATCACCTCCGACTCGGATCCAGTAGAAGGTGGAAAATTTACTAGATACGCTTCTTGTAGATTCAATAATCGAAGATAGTTTCTTGCTTGAGAAACCATTACATCCGTTATATTTTTAACTGTTTTGAGTTCGATCACCGTTGTTCTATTTACGATAATATCAGCTCGAAGATTACCTATTGTATGTTCCTTAAACACAATAGGAATAATACGCTCAGTTTCGTATGATATTCCACGCTCTCTCAGTATTACCTCCATAGCATTGTGATAAACACGTTCACTAAACCCAGGTCCAAGAATTGTATATATTTCCTTGACGTATTCATGTATCATTTATATAGATTCTACGTTATTCTTTATACACTTAAAGACTGCCCGCCTATAATAATAGGGTCCCCCCCCATGTTATACATGAAAGCTAGTAATATAGCTAAATGCATCGTTCTTATAGCTCAGTTGGTTAGAGCGTGGTGCTTATAACGCCAAGGTCACGGGTTCGAGCCCCGTTAGGAACATTTTTTACATGTGTGATCCACATGTAAAAAATGCGATTTAAAATAATCTAAAAAACATTTTTTATTATTAAATGACCGATTCGGTTTATACATTGAATTTATCAGAAGACACGGAAAGTATGGTTCCAATCGATAAACATTCCAGATCGAATGCGTTTGTGCCAGAATTGTCTAAAAAAAATGTGAGTAACTATAAAGATACTATGGATTCGACGCCTATTGCCGATGTTATGACACAGCCTCACGAGGCTTCTTTCGATACCCCTATGATGGGTATAGATCCACGCGCTGTTCAGATGGCTCATCAACAGGTTATGATGGCACCTTCGTCTCTACAAAATTCAGTAGCGAAGGATTCTTCGGATAAGAAAAAGAAAAATCCATTCGACTTGACTGACGAACAACTTAATGCTCTCATCGTATTAATTGCTACCGGTGTATCCGTAAGCAAACCAATTCAAGAAAAACTTGCGAGTACTGTTCCCAAATTTTTAAATAATCAGGGAAATAGGAGTTTTGTGGGTTTAGCTTCTACTGGCGCCGTTGCAGCTATCGTATTTTACGTCGCTCGCAAATACTTTTAATACATGTCAAGGATATTTCCACCCGTTATCATATAAGTAGACATTAAGCCTATAGTCAATGCTATCATTGTCATCAATGTAGGTAACCAAGCACTTTTGATATCTTTCCCGTAATTCTTATACCCTTCCCTTAACTGTTTGGAAAATACCGATATTCCCGGTGTTGTCTTGAACCCTTCTGTTAAGGTAATCAAGAAGAGAATAGCTATAGATAATGTCAATATAACACTAACAGGATTTAGACTTACTATAAGACTTGTATTTCCTAAATACCATACAATAAAAGGTATAAAGAGTGTTATATTTGTCAGATTAACCCAATAGGGTGATTGGAGTCGTGTAAGAAACGCACCGATCATAACCAAGAACCACATCATTAAAGATGTCAGGACTCTAGAAGGTCGCGGTTGCCTGAGATTGAATTGCGTGCCGTTCATATATATCTAACTAATATTATTTATCAATGATCTTTTTTCCACAGAAGGATGTCAACTCATCTATATTCTCGTATATACCTATACTTATAGCTTCATTTTTCAGGTCTTTATAATTTTTCCAAAATGCTGGACTATGTGAATACTCATCAACCGTACAATGAGCCAACTCATGAAGAAGTACGTGAAAAACGTGGTTGGGTGTTCCATCAACGCATATCCCTATCTCCCCCCCTTTATTGGCATTATATCCTATACCAGATAAGGTAGATCCCTTGTATGCAGATATTATGATTTCATCATATAACATGTGAAAATTCTTATTTTCAGTCGCCTTTAAATGCTCCCTGAGGATTTTGTATTTTTCTTTAACAATGACGAGTGTAGAGTCTTCGTGAAATTTTAGTAACAAAAAGGCGTTAATCATCAACAGTATCAGCAGTGCGATCATTTCTATATACAAATATAAATTTACTGTATAATTCTGATATGGGATTACCCTTGAGAGATTCCCATTGTTTCATCGTAAACCCATGATCTTCTAAATACGTGATCAATAAATCCTTATGTGCGAGGGGTTCGGCTTTAGGACCCTCTAAATAATATGGAGTATCCGTTAAGTGTACAAATAACTTTTCACCGAATTGCCCATTACTCGTATCTTTCATTTTAAAAAAATTACCCATTTTGTCAATGAATGGTGTTTTGAATATTATTTTTTCTGAGTCTGGGATGATACCTATGAACACACCACCCGGTTTCATACGCTTTTTAATTTCACGCATGGCTCCATGAAACATATCTTTAGTTTGGAATATATAATGTAACGCGAAATTGTAACATATGATATCATACTTTCTATTTGGACAATTAAATATGTCACCATGATAAAAGTTTACACGCATTTTCATGTTTTTTGCTCTGGTTTTCGCTTCATTCAAAGCCTCTAAACATGGTTCACACATGCTTATATTTACACCCACCTTGTGCCATTTTTGAAGATCTCCACCAAACCCACACCCGACATCGAGTACACTTGCACCTTTTTTAGAAACACTTTCTATCAGCATTCGCTTTTCGTTATTATGTAATCGTCTAAGTTCTTCCATGTTATAAATACATTTGAAAACTTTAAACATGATTCTGACTTAAGTTACATAGCTTAAAGTTAAAATGCCTGATACTATTACAATGTCTTTGGAACAGGATTACACCACTGTACCCGGTCAATTATACGCATGCATGTCTGTAGTTGGACCCGAGGCACCACAAAAGAATGATCAATTTGGGGTTAAAATTAGGGGGGCATTCGCTACGCGCGATGAAGCCGCGAACCACGCCAAGCGTCTTCAAAAAGAAGATGGTACGTTTGATATTTATGTCGTAGACATGTATAAGTGGCTTCTAATCCCACCCGATCCTAGTAAGATCGAGGATTCTCATTATACTAATGAAAAACTTGAAGAACTTATGTCTGGATATAAGGAAAATCAAGCGATGGCTGCGAAGATGTTTAATGAACGCAAAACTGACATGCAAACTAACAAAGACGGAAACAATAATTATTTCAAACCCGGTGACGAGAATTCTAAATTTTACAACAAACCCGACGAGGCACCTATTAGTCATCCAGGTGAAATTATCGAGCGCCTAAAACGTGAGAAGCCTGACACACCTATGGAAGAGCTTGTAAAAGAAGCTGATGCTATCGTAGCCACAGAGATTGAGGAAAGAAAGAAACAACGCGAAGATGCCATGACTATTTTAGAAGAAGATGAGTCGGTCGACGCGACGATTAAGGAGGAAGGGGAAATTGCAGAAGAAGGAGAAGAGGTTAATTCCAAATAGATATTTAATTTAAAAAACTCTCATATTATTAAAATGTATGTTTTTAATAATACGATGAACGTTGAGTATATGAAGATGTATAGATCTGATATGAATTTTACTGTTACCGATTTAGAACTTTTGAATCATGAAGATAAAATGGCATCTGAAATAATTAATGAAGGAGTCATTCGTCCAGTAATTACCAGTAGAGCAATAGAAAAGCCTATCACCAAGGACCGGTCACCTCGTACAATACGGAAAGTGGTATCACGACACGAACCTGATGATAAGAGATTTCGTGTTCATGCATTGGAAAGTCGTGGGCGTGCGTGTGCGGCGACACGTCAAACGGTTGAACCGTTTTCATCCGTGACGAAGGATAACTGGTTGCATAGTTTTTCCCATAAAGAACCCTAAAATAAACGCGACAAATATAACAGTATATGCAAATTTATCCAACGTAGCAAAAAAATCAACTGGTTTATCTCTAAATTGTTCATGCGGTATCATATAAGGTGGTGGAGGTGGTTGATAGTAATATTGCTGATCAGTCTGTATATGATCTTGAATATTTTCACTGTCACTTTGATCATTCTTCTCTGAAATCTCAGGATTATATTCAATTGGATTACCTAATTCAGTTTCCATATACATAATTATTTAATCTACCTTTTAAGCTTCGTCTTCATGATCGGATCCATCATCATCACTCACTATGAAATCCTTTAAATTACCATTATCGTCCTCATCGCTTTCATCACATTCGTCTTCGGTTTCTGTCTCACACACATCTTCATCTGACACATCATAATCCGTGCTGTGTTCATCGTCGCCGAAATCATCGCCAACGATATCCTCGGTGGGTTTCATACGCACGGGAACCTTTGATACTCTCCCGGAACGCGTTTTCACTACTATTGTATCTGTCATTATTGTTAATAATATGTCATTCCTTTTTAAATATATTTAGGTGTAAAATATATCGTTTGATTAAGCGCCTCATGCATTATAACCTTTTAATTACGATTTCTATAACAGTCGGATGATTTTATCTGTCAGGTTATGTTCGCGTGGTTTACAAGAACATGTTTGTAAAATTCTGTTTTTATTTATTTTAAATTGAATGTTCACTTTTTTACAATCGTTACACGTTAAATCCGTATTCAATATTTGAATGTTTTTAGTTTTTTTAGTAATACTGGCGACACGTACCGTCGTATCCTTGACCATGTGACGATTTATAAATGATCGTAGTAAATCACTAAGTTCCACGGAATCGACCTTCTTCTCCTCTGGACATGGTGTACATATATTTTGAGGTGATGAAAACATTGGGGGTGTATACCCATTGGGATACAATTGTTCGAAAATCTTACTCGGGAGTGTATGTTTTCTACCGTAAAAATCTTTACAGAACCCATATCGTCGCCCTTTCATCGTTTCACATGTACAGAAACACTTTTGTATGATCACATGTCCGTCTATACGGAACCATACGTGATTAGAACCATGATCTCGTTGAAGGTTTTCACAATATTTAGATGTCGTCGACACGAGGTATGATTGCTTATCGCTAAATATTTTGGTAACTTCTGCACACCCCTGCCCATCCATGTTCTTCTGAATAAAAAGCTCTATATTTCGAACGATCACTTCATTTTGTAAAACATTCTTAGTTTCTTTCAAAGTGAACGACCCCTCATCGCGCGTAGAACCTTCAACGATTACAACGTCTGTACACTCCGTTCGAAGTGTTGCCATATGCATGATTTCGACAGTTGGCTCTCGATCAAAAATACGAGAAAGTTTTCCATTTTCATGGGTATAGTTGAGTACAGGTCTATATTCTCCTTGATATTCACCTTTTACGTATTTATGTGCCCATGGCATTCTAAAGCCACTCCCATTTACGTTACGCTTACCACCTCCATATACCGCCGTATCGACAATATCGTTCCATGGTTTTCCGGGAAATAGTAATGAAAGTGATGATACAATATGTGAATGTAACGCCATTGCAGAACCATGGTCAACTATAAACCCCGGCCAATTTAGGTGAATTCCATATTTAATTGTGTTACCATGAGGTTTTGGTTCTGCCACAGAAATGAGAACATCCTTCCCCCCAAAATGAGTCACGCGATCGCATATTGTTTGTACGTATTCTTCCAAGCGCTCAAAAGGTATATCTTCGTCGTCTTTATAATCCAAATCAACGAAAAAGTTATACGTATCCGTTTTTTGTTCAACGACGCACACCTTTTCACCTGACTTCACAGCCTTAATGTATGCATCATAAAATTCGTTCAATCTATCAAATGGCACTGAGAGTTTACCTCCGTCCATGAGCACATGTGATAGATTGGAGCTATTTGAAAACCCTTGTTTTCGGCACCATGTTCTAAACATACTTATTTGTATGTAGTGTTATTTTTTTAATACTCTTCTTCATGCCATATCGACGTTCTACACGATACATCTCTATATTCCTCTTCACTCGTCGATAATTCTTTTTTCATGACTAATAATTCATATACTGTTTTATCTTTGATTTCTTCGATATAAATATCCGCTTTATCTTCCCTATATGATTTATGATCAATTAGAATATCCTTGATTTGTCTAAGAATAAAGTTCTTAGACTTCATTATTTTATAGAAAATGTTTTTCTATTTAAGGAAGTCACGCACGCATAAAATTCGGGATTCTCGACGACATTATTTATTATTCGTTCCCAGCGTCGTCTTGCATTAAATTCCGGTAAAGTATCGAAACTCATAAAATCATTTTCATCATATGTGCGTTTCAGGTGTATTTTTTTAGTGTGCATTTTATACTTTTCTTCGTTAAACCGTCTAACGAGTTCGTTTTGTTCAGTTTTTAAATATTCTACAAAAAAAATAAACACTGTATACTCTAGTTCTAGAGTGGGATTTTCTTGAACTGTAAATGTATAGCTGGTGTATTCTCCATCCTTTAAAGAAACAACACCCCGTGTTTCTTCTTCAAGCTCTCTCAAAGCCGTGCGTATTGGTGTAAATATTTCTCGTCTTCGACAACCCCCGGTGACGAAAATCCACTCCTTAAAACGTTTATCCCTCACTGTAAGAAATCGTGGGGTGTCATCTACGAAGGTGACTGGAATTGCTATAGCTTTATGTTTCTTCATTGCTCATTAGCTTCTACAATCTCCTGATAAGTTATTCGGAAGATTTTTTCGCAGGGAAAACAATTTCAGGTACGGGACGTGGTTCATTCACCGCGTCTGGTTTCTTTTCAGATGATACCTGAGGCATTTGCTGAACGCTTGCACGTCTATGCATTTCCTCCTCCTCCTCCTCCTCCTGTTGGACAGTGTCTAAGAATGTCTTAATTTTCATAATATCTTCCTTGGAATTTTTAAGTTCGCGGTATATGTAAACCGAAGTCGCGATACACACTATAACTCCGACTAAAATAGCGGTATCGCGGTCGAGAGCAAACATGTAAATATATAAAACGGTTTGTTTTTAAGTAGATACAATTACACCCATTTTAGATCTTTCATTTATAGGACATTGATGTCCTTGTTGAGCGAATTGAATTTCTTGATAATGCCCGTCTTTACACGTGGCGTTTTCAACTGGTATATATTTATTAAGCGTTCCGGATTTAGGATCGTAGGTGATCATAAAAACGAAAAATAGGAGAAACAGTAATCCCCACATATATTATTAGATGGGATTTAATTGGAATACATAAGACCACCCATACCATTTTCAATGCGGAGAATATTGTAATTCACAGCGTAAATATCCGTATCAAATGAACCAGAATCTGTTAAGAGACGGGCCGAATCGATACGCGAAAAGTTCAGTGTCCCTGTGGGCTGAAGCTTACTGGTATCCAGACAGAAAGGGTATAAGAAGTGTGTTTTGACAGCGGTATCGAGAGTCGCGAATGGTGTGTGGTAGTAAAGTGACGCTGAAGTGTAATGAGGCTGGGCTGTCTTAGCATCACCAACATCTGTACCGTTAATCTGCAACTTAACCTTACCCGCGGCACACGCTATACCACCACTCTTATAGGTAGAAAGGAACTTGACGGGGTGATTGTAGTTAAGCTCTTGGACGGTACCAGAGGCCGCGATCGACTGTTGTGTCTGAGTGATGAGCATATTCTGGGGTGTAGAAGACATTTTGGTGCGTTCATCTGTGTCAAGGTAAATGAATTGTGCGTGAACCTCGAAATCTGTAGCGGTAAGCGACCCCCATGAGATGCGGAGCTCGACATCATGATACTGAAGCGCTACTAAAGGCAGAGCAGATTGCGCATTTTCACAAAAAGAGAAGCGAAGAGGGTAAAAGGCGGACCTATCCGCTTTAGCGGCGCTTTCAGACTTCGCAAGAGTTTGAGCGAGTAAGAGAGGCGCGATTTCTTGAGAGAAAATTGAGGTTTGTGTGTCTATGACCTGACCACCAATCAAGAGTTCAACTTTTTTAATTTCACGTTCCCAGTCCGATCGTGATAGACCGTTCCCCGCCTCTCTAAGTGAACGATTGGTGAGGTAGACGTAACCAAGCATATCACCCTTACGTTCGAAGCGTACAGAGGACATACCATTTGTAGAAGGATTACCCTGGATAACCTGTTTCTCTACAGTTTGAGCGAAATTTGTGTGACGTTTATATGTGGAGCGAAAAAATGAAACCTCAGGGTTACCGACGATATGGGCATCCTGAGCGCCGACTGCGACGAGTTGGGCAATTCCACCTGACATGTTTTATATTACACTAAGTTTTTATTTTTAAGTATCAAAATAGAGGGACTTGAGGATGAATAGATCATGCGAGCATAAATGAAAGAACTTTGGTCATCGTGATAGGGATCGGCTCCCGGGGGTCTTTTAGCCGAGATGACGAAGTAAACGCTATAGTATGAGCATGAATCTATCGTGCTCCTGGAATCGTAGTAAATATCTTTTACATTTTTGAAAATCTAAAAGATATGGATCTCTCTCAACCGGGTTTGAACCGATGACCTACAGGTTAACAGCCTGTCGCTCTACCAACTGAGCTATGAGAGACTGTGGGAACTCGTTCCCATATCATACTAGTGACTGTTCTTTAAGTACGTATTTACATGAATAGTACATGATACCTTTATCATTTGCGACGATCAAGCTTGATAAGTTTAAGCTCTTGATCTATGAGACGTTTTTCAATTTTAACCATCTTCGCCATTAACTGGTTATTCTCGTCTAGTATACGTTTAATTTCCGAATTTTCATTAAACGTTGTAGATGGACCCGTTATAATACTGGGCTTTTCTGGCCATATAGGGTTTTCGGGATCTTCTGTGGTATGTGGAAGATTCCTTAACGCCTTGCGGTACGCAACCCACATGTTATAGTTTTCGTCTGATAATTGAACATCTTCAATAAACACCCAATCTACTTCAGCTAGACGCCTGTCGCGTTCGTGGCGGAGGTTTTTCCACGCTTGATCTATTGTAATGTCTTGAAGTGCAAATTCTGCCATCTACGTTAAACTGATATTTTAATGTAACAATTTTCCATAAAAATGTGAGTATGATTGGTGCATGTATGCGTCGGTACCACCTGTATCTTGAGTAATTTGGACTGCTATCGTAGTACCGGTGGGCCAGTACCCTAACATTTTACCAACAAGGTCGGATTCTTGCGCCCCTCCCCCCTGACCAGTAAAAAACACAAACGTCCGACGATCGTACATAACTCCATTTACGAGCCACCTTCCCATCACGTAGTGACTACCTACAGCTAGGTTTCTTGCCAATATACAATATTCAAATTCCCAATATCCCGAACACGGTATGGTATATGTCTTAGTACTCGTATCGAATCCACTACCCAGTTCAAATTCTATACGACTGAAATCTGCTAATACATCATTCGAAGTACCAAATTCATTTTGTGTATTCGCAGTACTGGGTCCAGTGGCCCAAAACATATAATTTTGATTGGTCATTATACCAGCAGAATTGATGTTCCCCCTCACATCCAACTGTGCTTCAGGGACTTTCCCGATACCGACGGCCGTGTCGCTGATGACCATGGACCGCCCGGTTCGGCCCAACCGGTACAACTTTTGGACCTCCGAGGGTTCGAGGGCGACCGAGTAAATTTTGGGGTTTGAAAATTCCGTATTAGCTTGGTTGTAATAAGAACCACGATTATGATCTTTTCCTAAGGTTATTGTAGCATTAGTAATATC